TCGATTGTCGTTGTTCCAAGGCTTACCTTGGAAAACCATCTTCTTAACGATCTCCATAAATTCACCACCTTCAGCACTAATCCCAACAGAAGCAGTAAGAAGACGATTAATATTGGCACCCTCTCTGTCAAGAAGTTGAAGACTCTCAATAAAAGAGTTATAATCTTTACTGGGATCGGATGTGACACCATCCACGAAATCAGCGTACTTTTCGAGATCAACTTTTTTTGTCATTAAAATTTAAATTGTGCAAATTTTTTAGTTGTTTTATCATCATCATTATATTCTACATCTTGTCCACTGTCAAGCACGTCATCTTGTGCAGCCTGTTCACAATCATATAATCTCATCTTTGTGCGATCAACACCGATAACAAATCTCCGATTATATGTCGGATCATTGTATCTGTTCTTTAATTGTTTAACCATGATTTGTCCTAGTCCTTCCAACTCCTCCGTTGAGATGAGGGCAAACATAAGATCAGCAGTAGCAGGAAGACCAAAGGATTCAGAGGTATCGGTGAGATCAACATCAGAAGAAGCAAACCCGCTACGAGTCGTCTGTGTCGCACTAAAAATCGGCACGTTTGCTTCAACAGCGAGACCACGGAGTTCTTCAGCGATTGCTTTGATGTAGGAGTATGAGTTGACATTACTTCCTGCTTTGTATCTTGATGATGCACAAATATTTAAATAGTCTATGAATATTATATCAGGTCTGAATGATTTTTTCAAGGCGAGTTCACTCAGTAACGCTTTGAAATGTCCAGCGTGTGCAGATGCAGTGGGATATTCTTTGATAATAAGTGATCCTTGAGTCTTCTTTGAAAGAGCATTAACCTTACTTTCAAATAAAGGTTTGGGTAAATCTATTATTTCCTGTATGTTTACGTTTAAAAGATTTGCATCAATACGTTCTGCAATCTTTTCCTCAGACATCTCTAGTGTGATGTATAAAACATTCTTCCCATTTAAGAGAACAGAACTAGCATGATGACACATAAACAAAGATTTACCGACCCCAGTGCCAGCAAGAGCGATATTAAGGGTCTTATTTGGTAAACCTCCCTTTGTAATCTTATTAAAGAATTCAAGGTCGAATTGAATTCGACTTTCCTTTTTGGTGTAGAGTTCGTATCTTTCCTCATAGTCCTCCAAATAATCGTGTCCTACATTACGATTAAATGAAACAGATAAAGCGTCTGATAGAATAGTTGGTATTGCATCTCGATTTTTCTTCTCATCTTGACCATCTGCTATCTTTATTGATTCCATAAGAGCTAGATAGATCGCACGGTCACGACACCATTTCTCTGTTGTGTCGCTTAACCATTCAAAGTCACATTCAATGTCTTGTAGATCGTTTATTGTTTCGTTTATATTTTTGACTTCATCTTGTGTGATATCACGTCTGTCTTCAATTTCAATCAGAAGTACCTCTTTTGTTATCAAACTGTTGTACTCTGCAACATATTTAGTAATATGTTCAAATACAATTCTTTCATCACGATTATTAAAGTAATCAGGTTCTATGAAAGGTAGGACTTTTCTGAGGTATTCTTCATTGTAAACTAGATTTCTTAAGATGACTTTCTCAATACTATCCATCATTCACCATAACTAAATTCTTCGTTTGCAGCCTCTTCAAGTAGTTGCATTACTTCTTCCGTAAAATATTTGTCAGGATCGGCAAGAATAGCAGAAGGATAAACGGAAGATTCACCAACAACAATTCGATTCCCCTTACGTTTGAAGACTCCATGCTTTTCACCCAATTCCAATAACCCATAATATCTGTCCAGTCCACGTTCGTCGTAATAAAGTCGTATCTCAACTTCTTTGTTCTCCTTACTTATACGCGACTTATGAGTCTTTGCCTTGATAATGTTTCCAATGACATCCTTTCCGTCTTTCTCTTTTTTCTTGGAGAGGTAGATAATAGTAGATGCTGCATACTTGAGACCGCTGCCTCCTCCCATTTCTTTAGTTGGGAAGTAAGATCCAATAACGTCATAGGTGTGATTAGTAACTATAAGAGGAATGTTTGCTTGACCAAGTTTTAAGGTGAGCATACGGAATGCACCTTTAATCAGTTGTGATTTGGTCATATCACGAACTTGTTTTTCACTTAACGCATCAGATATTTCTTTTTCTGTAGACAACATACCAAGAGAGTCTAACACAAACATACAAGGTTTGCGATCTTCTTCATCAGTCTTTAAGTATATATCAACGGCCTTAAGTGCCTTACTTCTAAACTCTTCAACAGTTACGACATTTACAACAACCAACCGTGTTGTATCAATTCCACGAGACTCCAAAAGTCCTTTGTTGACTGCGGCTTCAGTATCAAAATAGAGGCAATACCCATCAGGATTATTATCCAAAAAGTTCTTGACAACAGCAAGAGAGAAATAAGTTTTACCAGTGCTTGACTCACCAGCGATAGCGGTAATGCGATTGCTAGAAACCCCGCCAACAAGAGACCCTGAAATAAGTCCATTAAAGATGTAAGATCCAGTATCAATGAATCTTTCCGTTTCATCAATATCTGACGCAATCTGCGTATACTCATCTCCGATTTCTTTTACAATTTCTTTTAAAAAGTCCATTAGATCACCATCCCGTGTTGTTCACGAAGTATTTTTTTATAAGGGCCGCCAGGATTATTTTCCCTAACCTCTTTTACCAATTTCAATTTTTCATGAAGGTCTTCTTCACCCATCATGTGTGATGTCCACCAGACTAATCTGGATAGTTCTTTGTCATCAATTGGTAGTTCCATCTTCATCTCTTGTTTCTTTGAAAAGTTTAAGTTTTTGATACAAAGAGGTATCACCACCTAAAGTCAGTGCTTTAATTATTGTGGTAAGTTCTTTGTCGTTAATAGGCAATTCCATTAAATAAAAAAGGATTCTAAGTTTACTCTTCTCTCAGACTCCCATCCAATAGACTGGAGGATAATCTTAAGAGGTTCAAGGAACGACTTCTCAAATTGTAGATCATAATCTATGTATTTGTCAAGGTTTAGTTCCTCTGGAAATTGTTGAATGAATGATATTACATTCTCTTGAATAGGATTTGGTTTTTTAAGATAACAAAATTTAACCTTCTCACCATTATTAATCAAAGAATATTTCTGCGTAAGTTTATTCTTTTTCACATAATGATTGAATAGAAGAGCACCACGAGCATGAATCGGTGTTCCCTTCTCATAGATGGCGTTGACACTTCGATACTTCTTTACATTAGAACATGTTCTTGGAAAGGCAATATCCTCTGGTGGAAGTGATTGAAATTTGGTTCTACAATTTTCAATAAAGTCAATTACATCGTCTTCAGTCTTTGTCATGATCAGTTTAAGAACATCTTTAATCATTTGACGACATGGTGCAGGTGTAGATGATTTAACTGCTTCAATACCCATCATCTTAAGTTTTGGTTCATTGTATCTGACACCTTCACTATCCCAAACATTTAAGATGTATCTCTTCTTTGCAGTCCAGATGCCACGATCAGCAATGTTCTCACGTTTCATGATCATCTTTTGATCATAGGCACTCACGTAGCTGGCCAGTTTTTCATAAGAACTCTCAATATAAGGTTCAAGTTTAGTTTGACACACCTTGTCAAGGAACGCAATAATGTTCTCATTAGTCTTCTCTCTGCCTTGGTATATAGTTTCAACCAAAGGGCCCAGATTGAGGTAGACAGAATCAGTATCAACAGCAATGACATAATCAATATCAGTCTTAAGTAATTTGTTTAGATAGTTGTTTAATCTATCTTCGATCCAACGAATTGAAACTTGTCCAGACAAAGTGATCGCTTCCGCATTCTCTAATTTGTAATAACGAAAGTATTCATTTCCAATCGCACCATAAGCAGAGTTCAGTTGAATCTTACGAGCCATCTGAATGTTGTTGAACGTTGCGATGTCCTTTACAAGTTTTGGATTCTTCGTGTTCTCGTACTCTTGCTTTGCAGCAAGCATTTTCTTTTTGTAGATAGTCCTTTCCGTGTATATCTTCTCCATAAGTTCAGGAAGAAAGCCACGCACATCCTTCCGATATTGCGCTCCATTCGCACAAACTGCGAAATCCCCATCGATTTTGACTTCTTCATTTAAGATCCTTTCAACGCTCGCACTGGGATGTCTAGTCTCCCAGAGGGTCTCTGGGGAAATGTTATATTGCATGATAAGATGAGGGTACAGACTATTGAGGTCAAAATTAACCACCCAATCATACTTTCCTGGCTTCGGTTCCTTGACATAAGCACCTGCATATTTTTCTGATTTTGATGTTCTTCTCTTAGGTGGAATAACAATGTTTTGTTTCTTCAGATAATTATAAATTATCGTGTCCCACATTCTAACTTGATAATGAATATCAATAAAGTTAACCTTTGCATCAAACGCCATCGTAATTGCAAGTTCAATTAACTTTAGTTTGTCCTCAAGACGGTCAACAAGTTGAACGTCTTTTACATTGTATCGAACAAACTTATCCCAATCTTTTGTGTAGAATTCACGGAAAGTATCATACTCATTGTGATCAAGTTTCTTTTCACCTAACTCATAATTAGCTATGTAATCCAATCGATAAGATTCTTGATTAGTGTAAGTAAATCTTTTGTATAGATCCAGATAATCAAGTTGAGTGACGCCACCAATATCATAGGTAATATTCTTACGACCACTTATATATACCTCACCTTGAGATACTAGTCCCCAAGGCGATAGATCTTTCATGGACTTTTCACCCATGATACGATTGATACGACCAGCAAGATATGGTATGTCATACATCTGAGAGTTCCAACCAGTGATAACCTCTGGAAGATTCTTTCTCCAATATGCTAGAAACGAAGATAGTAAATGAACTTCATCGTGACATAAGACGTAAGTTACATTTGGATCTTTGTTTACAAAAGGTCTTGATCCGAAAGTGATGACTTTCTTTGTGGCGTAATCTTGTAAACTAATTAAAAGCAATTCTTCTGCAACGTTTTCTACATCAGGGAAACCACTTTCTGCAGCAACCTCAATGTCAATTGTTACTAGTCGAATATTTTTGATATCAAATTTGATATGATCCTCTGGATACTTCTCAGAAATATACTGATAAACATATCGATCATTACCATAGATTTTAAAGTTTTCAACTTCATCATACTTCTTATAAAACTCACGACAATCTCTTACAAATCCTGGCTGAATAGGTTCAACAGAATCACCTTCTAAAGTTTTGTACTTTGTTTTTCTTTTAGATGGAACAAATAAAGTTGGTTTCCATTCCTCTCTGTGTGTGATGTGCTTTCCATTTTCATAACCACGAATCAAAAACTGATTGCCGATGAGTTGTATGTTTGTGTAAAATTTCACGAAGTTGCATCAATGTACTTTTTCAAATACTCTTTATTTGGGTTTATGATCGTCATAATCTTATCAGACTGAATCATTATTTCTTTTTGATCAGTGTATTCACTACACCATGATTTCATACTATCAACATAACATGGATTTATTAATTTGCAATTAGGATCTCCATACTCTGCTGCAACCTCCTCGATTTGAGATATTATGTATTCGTTATTCGTTAACAGTAGAATCTTTATTAGTTTGTCCATTTACATTGTCCTCATACTGTTTTTTTAATTGTTCTACGGGGTTAACGATAGTGACAACCCAATCTGCTGAGCAAGGCACTTGTCTATCAAGTGACAATGGAATCCAAGGATAAAATTTAACATTAAACCTTGATCTATATCCTTTGTTAGATCCATCCTCAGTTAAAAGAGTTGGTTTTTCTTGTTGGTAACTTTTTAAAATAAACGGATCATTAAAATAATATCCGACTACTTCTTCATTAGATTTTATTTCCTTTAAATCGGTAATGATATCCTCACCCGATTTAAGCATTACTAATTTGACAGTCATTTAATTTACTTTTGATGCTTTATTATAACAATAAAAAAGAGGATCGTCAAGATCCTCTTTGAATTTATTTATAGGTAATCTTTTCGAGAATGATGATCTGGAATTACTTTACCCAACTTAACGGTAAGAAGTCCATCCTCCAACGAGACATCCCTGACTTCAGTATCATCTGAGAGTGTCCAGGCTCTTTTGAAAGATCTTTGAGCCAATCCTTGATGGAAATACTCGGATTCTTTCTCCTTATCCTTTTTCTTTCCTTCAACAAACAATTTTCCGTATTCGGTGTAGACATCAACTTCCTCCTTTTTAAATCCAGCAAGTGCAATCTCTAACCGAGATTCCAAATTATTTACTTGTATGAGATTGTAAGGGGGATAATTTGTTACGGTTTCGTTAAAAAATCTATTAAAATAATCATCGAGTCCGATGCTATTCTTCGCAATCCGATCCATGAAATCCCCAAGATCGGCAGTACGATATTTCTGAATGTTAGTCATAGTTCTCCTTAAATAAGCGAGTGTAAATTTGTCCCTGACGGCGACACTATTAATTATAATACTAGACACAAAAAAGGGGGGTGGTGAACCCCCTAATCATATTTCGGTTTTCCTCCTACTCTAGAAGACATCACTGCAGATTCTTCTACATACACTCGCATTGTCATCACATTCTGTAAGGCACTGAAAATAATCATTTATTGCAGATTCCGTATCTATAGATCCATTCTCCATAATGTTTGTTCTCCAACCTGCTAGTTGATTATACGATACTAAATTGTGCATGATTTATTCTGATATGAACACACAACTATTTAAACATTTTTTTTAATCAGTTGCAATTCTTCATTAAGAATTGATAAGATCGTCTAATTTAAATAGAGATATGAATTCAATTTTATTATTTTTCCATACTAAATGATCATCCTGTCGATCAACAATTGCAACAACACGATTGACTATGTAACCAGCATCACGTAAAACATTTACTGCTTTGATCGCACTACTACCAGTGGTTGTAACATCCTCTAAGACTGTGACAATTGATCCTTCAGGTGGTTTAGGGCCTTCAATAACTTCCTTTGTCCCATATCCTTTTGGATTTTTTCTTACGATAAGAGCGTCAATATGTTTACCAGAATAATAGGCCTTCTGTGCAATACCACATACTAATGGATCAGCACCAAGCGTAAGTCCACCAACTGCCACAGAATCATCTTCAACATGTTCAATCATTAGATGTGATAGAAGTGCGTTACCTTCACAAGATAATGTGACTGGTTTGCAATTAATGTAATGTTCTGATTCTTTACCTGATGATAAAGTAAATTTTCCTTTTCTGTATGCGTTTTCTTTTAAGAGTTTGAGTAATGTAGTTTTATGTAGAGTTTCAGTCATTCAATAATTCCTTTTCATCTGTTGCTATGGGCATAGAATCTAGTGGATTCTCGTATTCTTCATTCAAATTTTTCTTTGATTTCTTTTCATTTTTGTAGTCACCTACAACCTCTCTAAGTAAATTGTCTTCAGACATTACTCGCCCTCCACTTTTTTTCTTTTGCCAATGTTATATTTAGTTTCTAGATTCCAGTCACCCTTTTCTTTATAAGAAATAACTTTAATCTGATTTAGAGGAGCAATGTCAGTAACCTTATCTGTCGAGACAACACTTACTAATCCCCAATCTAAAAGCAATTGGATAATACGATTTCTTCTTTGCACATCATTTACAGTGATATTGGCTCTCTTACCATCTAATGCAAAGAGTTCTTTAAAGTGAACTATAAAATATCGACCTTGCTTATGCAGAATGTGGCAAGATTGATACAATTTCTTTTCTTTTCTTGAAGCAACACCAATACGAGTTAGTGTTTCTCTTACTTTAAGAAAATCATCTGGTTCATTCAAAGTAATCTCAATCATTTGATCTGGCGACCAAGTGATTTGAGGTTCAACTATGGAATTCATTTTTTTCCTCCAGTCTCAAGTCGATCTCGAATAAACGAGAGTTGTTCTCTAGTCAAAATGTTTAAAGCTTGTTTTGCTTTTTCGTTACTATAACCGTAGTAACTCTTAACAAGATCAAGATTTTCAATCTGATCTTTACGGATCCAAGGAGAGAATCTCTTCCTTTTTCTGAGGCTATTTAGGAAAAAGTCATACTGTAACTTCTTTGATAGATTTGGTCTCATGTTCATTTCATTCGCAAACATGATTGCATCTACATGTCCAGACAAACATCTATTCACGATATAAGATGGATACTGTTTTTCTAAATCAGGATCCTCATCAATTAAATTATTTTTATTTGAATTAATTGAGTTCAGCCATTCTTTAAGTTCTGTCATTGTATAGTGCGATTTTTTTATCAATGTAAACTTTTGCCTTTTTTAGATCATCGAGTTCACCTTCTTGATCTTTGTGTCCAGCACGACAAACATATTTTATAACATTACCAGTGAAGAAATCAAGCTCTTGATCTGCAATAAAGTCCCAAACTTGTATCTTTCCTCTTTGATAATGTGATGGTGAAAACTTATTCATAATGTAGTTTTACGTTTAATAATAATTTGATCATTTTTAAAATCTGGTTTGAACTCCAAAATTTCAGTGTGATCCCAACATAACTCTTCATAGAGACTGTTGAGAGTTCTCATGTCCTCATACAGGTCTGTCGGTTCTTCATTCATAATTAAATACCTTGATCCTTTTGGCTTTGTAAAAATTCTTGTAGTGATGATTGTAATTGACCCTCATTTGGTTCGGGATCAAAATTATCATAACCTTTTATCTTTTTCCATTCACAATACAAAGCACCAAGTAACCATGACTGTGAAAGACTTTTAGGCCCGTTTTCTAATAGTTCAATGTAACGTTTGTTGTTTGTGTAACTTTTGTACTCTTGTCTCCAGTTGGAGTCATCATAAGGTTTTTTCATAATTTATTTTCTGACAATCATAACGTCATCATCGTTATCATCATCAGGTTGAGAATTAAAAACTAAAAGTTGTTCTCCTGATTTAACATCTTGCATCTCAGGATGAATGCGTCTCTTAGATCGAACACCATTCATTTCTTTTTGAATTGATGTCATGCTTTTCCACATAAATGCAAATGAAGCACCAGCAGTTGCAGCAAAGAGGAGTCCAAAAATAATTACTTCAACGTTGTTCATCTTGCAAAGAGTTTTTGAATTGGTACTTGTCTTATCTTATCTATAACATCAGTCTCAACTCTATCGACTATTCTGTCAAGTAAGTTAATATCAACGTCCATAAATGGTGGAATGATACCAAGTAAACGAAGTAAACCATCTACAAATAATGCAAGGGTAGTGAATCCAAGAATCATACTGATAACAGTGGCATCCCGATTATGTTTTGCCATCGATTCTTCATCGATTCTTCTTGCTTCATCTACTGCCTCTTTCACAGCAGCAGCAATCATTTCATCAACCTCCTGTTTCGTGTAGGCGATGTCTTTTATTTTTTCTGTTGTTGTAGAGTCTCTTCCAATATCAGATATTGGAATATCCCTGATTAGTGTTTTAATCATCTTATTATGTCTATGTCGTGATTCTTAGACCAGACTTCTAATTCTGTTCTAAGATTGTTGTTTGATTTGAGGTTATCATATCGTTTGGAAGCTTTGTTCTTCCACCACTTAATTAAGTTCTCCTGATAGAATTTATCAAAGTTAATAACATTCTTTTCAAGAACATCAACATCTCCACGAATAACTTCTCTTGAATTGGCAAAACCATAATCACTGAAATAGACTCTTTTCTTTTCAGTGAGGTTTTTTGCATTTACAATTGCAGTCTGGAATTCCACAGCCTTTTGAGAAGACAAGTTTTTCTTGATGATTGATATCATCTTTTGTTGTGTCTTTAACTTTCGACTTGATGCGTTTTCCTTGATCAAGAGTTTGTTGTTGTTCCTTTCGATAAACCATTTATTTAAGTCTTTGAATATGTTGTCATGTAGCAGAGGAGTAAAATCACTTTGAGTCAAACCTTTATATCTAAGATATGGTTTAAGCCCATCATACTGTGATGATGATTTAGTTGTCCCGTACAACGACGTAGTTTCAAATAAACAAATGTCTGAGCCATATTTACTATTTAACTGTTCTCTGGCTTCATGAGAACAAGAAAGAAGTGCCAATAATTTCCCTCCAAGATAATTAAATCCAAAAGGTTGAGTTGGCACAATAATAAACCCCATGATTGCATGGCGGTTAAATCGTTTTAATTCAGGTGGTCTTCCTAACCAATCATTGCGAGGTTTACAATTAATAGTTGGAGATCCAAATCGAATAAATCCAACTATCTTATTTGTATTTGTTTCCATGACAATCCACTTGAGAGACTTGCCAGGAATTGAGTCCTCAATTGCATGAGAGGTTGTTATCTGTAGTCTCTCATTAAAATATTCATTTGTAAAACTATCTTCAATTCCAGCAGGATAAACTTTAAAGTTCATATCATTTGGATGCATGTCAAATGAATCAAACATATCATCTTCAGGCCCACAACCTGGCAGATATGAAGGCATCCTTGACATTCTTTCTATTTTTACATTACGAAGATATTCATCGATCCGACCCATATTAGAGAAGTAATCGATGAACTTGTCCGCCGCATATGCAGCATCAGACTCACTAATAATCATAGTTTAATAAAAGTTTTGATCTTTCAATTCATCAAGTTCTATTTTTATTGTAATCACTTCAGTCAAATCTCGCAAGTCGGTTGACAACTGACGGTAACTATTACCAATATAAATTTGTCCCGATACAACTATAATAGTTAGGGCACTCCAAAAATAATAATAATAATTTTCTTTATTCTGTGTTCTCTTTTTAGTCATTTCGGTCATGATGGTGTCGAGGATAATCTTTTTCTTGAGCTTTTCTAGTCATAATAGTAGGTAGTTCACCACCACCTTCATGTCCATGTGCAATTCCTAATTCATGCATCTTGGCATGTTCTTTAATTTCATCTCTGAGATCTTTACCTCCAGCGCCGAAGGTCATGTATATTCCATATGCAAGTAATCCCAAAACAACGAGACCAACAAACACAGCAAACGCTGCACCTTGACCTAAGTGCATGTGTGGTATTAATGTATCATTACATTTGGCAATTTTATCTGGATCAATCCATGTGCCAGGCAAATGATAGATTGGTGGGCAAGATAAGAAAATCATAAAATTTATTTTAAGTAATTTAAAAAAGATAAAATAACTAGGAGAGTTAAACAAATCTGATTGTATTTCATTTAAATTCACACTCCAACATTATTTCCGTAAGCGCAGCGAGGAGATTAATTTCTTGATCCGCAACGAACGCGATCTGATACTGATACCTAGCAATGATAAGAACAGCAGCAGGGATACTAGAATTTTTGAGGGAACCATAAAGAGCATCGTAAATGCGACGCAAAAGTATAGCAGGATCATTGTCCAAGTTATCGACACACCATTTACGAACTGCCGAAAAATTCTTCTCTTTGAGATTTTTAGTGAGATCATTTATCGAAACATCTGAGAATGTTGCCAATATACCTGTATCTATCTTACCACTGGTAGAGTATCTTTGGCATTCATTGAGGACTCTTCTCCAGTCAGGAAAGTGTTTGTTAATAAGTTCTGCTAAGACTTTCTTATCCGATTCTACTCTTTCTTTTTGCAGTATTGTGTTAAGACGCTTGAAAAAGCGTGCTGCGATATCTGTTTTTTGTTTTCCTTTAATGGAGAAATCGATGACAGCACATCGGCTGTGGAGGGGCTCGATAATCTTATTCTTGTAGTTACAAGTGAAGATAAATCTGCAATTTCTGGAGAACTCCTCAATACTCGCTCTAAGAAGGAGTTGTACGTCGGGAGTGGTATTGTCTGCTTCGTCAATGATGATGACTTTATGTTTCGAGTCACTTGTAAGAGAGACTGTAGATGCAAAGTTCTTGGCGTTATTCCTAACAGTGTCAAGAAACCTACCCTCATCCGATCCATTAATGACATAAAAATCTGCTCCTAATTCATTACACAATGCCTTTGCTACAGTGGTCTTACCACACCCTGCAGGGCCTGCAAGAAGTAGATTAGGCACTTCACCTTTATCTAGGAAACCAAGGAAAGCTTTTTTAGTTTCCTCTGGTAAAATACATTCTTCAATAGTTTTGGGTCTGTATTTTTCAACCCACAAAAAATCACTCATTAGATCTCCACTCTTTTCTCATTGTAACATATGTGTCACTTTTAGCAACGATGTCTCTTATTTTCTTAAAGATACCAGCAGATTGTGCATACTTACTTGTTGCATGATCTTTCTCTTGTGGTAAAACTTCTTTTGTTCCTTTCTTATACTTTCTACCTGAGTTGTGATTAGCATACCTTCTGGCACGAGTAAATCCCATCTCAAGAAACTTACGACACATATCCATGCCTATAAAATCTTTTTGGACTTCATACTCAAGATACATATCATGTATTTTATTAACTGATACTATTGCTTCGTTAG